AATCTTCAGAGCGCACTTGCGCTCCAGAATCCGCTGGAATTGGGACAAGGGAAAGTTCGTGAGGTTCCCAGTCCACGGCACGCATCACAGGAGTTTCCCCCTGCTCGTCGCGCTCGTATTTCCAGACGCGATAACCAACCGAAATATTTCGGATGATCCCGTCACGCACATCATTGAAGATGGGCGTAACTTCATCACGACTAGAAAAACGAACTAAAGCGCGGCCCACTTCACCATCGAGCCAAGCGCGTTCGACAACACCAACAACGTCGGATAAATCGGCAGCGGAATGGCTGTTAAGTAGTGGAGCGCCGGAGTTTAGTCGATCCATTCGGATCGACTTGGGCTGCATAGAAAGTTCTTCTAAGTAAGAACCCTCCATGCCGTTACGGGCTACAGACGCACCCGTTGTCCACGTCACTTCCACTGTTCGCTCTTCAGCGTTAACAGTGTCAGGCGCAAACATCGCCCGAGTTTGCAATAAAGTTTCGCTCATAGGCATTCCTCCGGCCTTCGCATTGTATCTATGTTAAGGGTCAACGGTTTCTTTGGACCCTTCAGGGTCGTTTGGATCGTTGTGCTGTGATTGACCTGCCAAAGTTACCTTTCGAGGGTCAGAGTCGAGCACCAAGCCAAGCTGATCGACTAAATCGTTGTCTTGCTGCATTTCTCTCAGCACTTCTTCTGGATCGTAGCCATATTCACGAATTGCCTCACTTAAGGACATTAAACCGCTTCGGATTGATTTAACTGTTGCGGTGATTTCTTTGTCTGGATCGATTAGTTCCCGACGCGGTGGCGTCCATTGCGCCACGATTCCGTCCATGCCGCGCACACCGCCAAGTGATGCTGACTGCGCAAACCATTTCCAAATTGGGTTGAGCATTTGCGGAACAAGCATGTTCCAGCGCCAAGATTCAATGTTGCGATGGAATTCGATCCACCCCATTCGGCCTGAGCTGAAAGACGTGTTGTTAAGGTCGCCAGTAAGCGCCTCGTATGTGATGCCAAAACCGGCAGCAATCTGAAGCAGATATTGGCGGCTCACTTTATCGATCTCACCAACAGACGGGGGAGACGCGAAGCGGATGTCCTTGCCAGGGGGAAGAATTTCGATGGCACCGGGTTCCAGCTTGTCGATTAGCTCAGCGCCCATACCTGCGTCGGTGGCCTCAGTATCCACAGCAAACGCAGCAAAGCAAGCAGAAATTTTCTGCTTCAATAACTGCGCGTCGTGATAATCATCAAAGTCACGCATTCGAAGGATTACGGGGGAAGCCCAAGGAACCCCACGGGTCTGGCCTGGTCTAGATTGTTTAAATAAATGAATTATTTCTTCTGCTGGCACACGGGTCGAATTAAACGAATTTACCCGTTGATGTTGTTCGCCAGGGTGCTCGTTATAAAGCCAATAAGCGACACGACGGTTTCTTGAGTCGTATTCAATGCCCTCTCTAATTAAGCCACCGCCTTCTAGGGCAACGTCTTTTGATGCGTCAATGTAATCAGGCTCAAGGACTAATAATTGCAAAGATATTTTTTGGCCTGGTTGGATATATCGTCTGATTAAGCATTCGCCAGATTCGACAACAGTCCGCATGATTAAAGCTTGCAGCCCATAGAAGTCATGGCGGCCTTCGTAATCACATTGGCTTGGATCTGTCGCCCAACCTGTAAACAAATCGGTCAACTGTGTTGACCTGCGACGGCTGCGCGACGCGCGAGCTTGGCCAATAATTCCAGTCCCGATCGTGTTAGACACAATTACTTGGACCGCTTTGTTCGCGTAAGGATTATTCCTTACCAAATCTCTGCTGCGGTCCCTAAGCAAACTGAGCCCCATAGATGAGGCAGCGTCGGCGCTTGTGCTTTGCGTAAACCAGCCATCTGTTCTGCGGCCACGGCTTGCGCCTTCATAACGGCGCATTGCGTCTAGCTGCAACCGCGAGCGTTCCCGCCGGACAGCGGCAGCCGGGTTAAGTGACGCAATAAATTTGTCGAAAGCGTTCATGAATCGGTGTCTCGTTTAAAGCTGACATAACGGCGGGTCACAGTGCCTGAGCCGAGCTTGCTGCGAATTAAGTCCCGTACTTGTAGCAATTCCGCGAGGCTGCGGTATTTGACGCGCTTGTCGTCGTATTCGACTTCAAGGTATCCGCCAGCAATGGCCTCTTCGATTGCGGCTAATCCTGCTTCTGAAAACACTGCAAAACCTCCTGAAACTTTATTTTATCGGTTCAAAGGAAGCTAGATCGCTTCCGTTTGATCTGATTTCTTGGTTGTTTGCCTGTATTTGGCAATTCACCTGTAAGGCTAGCCCCGGCTTGCTCGGCTTCGTAAGCCCAGCGCTCCTCATCCCAACGGTCAGCTCCAACAGCGGCAGCGGCAGCGCGACCATAAACCCGGCAATCCAACGCCTCGTTCCGCTCCCTGGTTTGCTCCCATTGATATTTTTGATAGCCGCGCACAATGCGGCTCACTAATGCTTCGGCTGTTAGCTGCCTGAAAAATTCTTCGGGATGCTGCGGGAAGTGGCACCAACCAAACGGCAGCAGCTCTTCAGGATCTGTTGGCTGCTTGCGACGAAGCCAGCCATAAAGCTCACCTTTTGCGACACTTACGCCCACCGGCCAAACTTTTATTCCGCTTCTAATCTTTTTCCCGCGAACGGTCATTTCAACAGGAGAAGGAAGGCCAAGAATTGTGTTTTGATTGTCACGGCCTTTGATGGCCATAGTGCTTAAGGCTGATCGAGATTTAACCCAGCGGTAGACCTCTTGTGTGCGATAGCCAGTGTCAATCGCGACCATGCGAATTGGCATTCTTAAGCCGTCTTTACCTGTTGGGAAAGTTGTTTCGACTTGGCGGCTTAATAAATCCCAAATCTCATCCCCCGCTGTATCACCTGAAATTACTGCATAGTCAAGGCTCCAGCTTTCTAAATTTTTTCCCCATCCGATAAATTCCATTTCTAAACGGTCTTTTTGCACGTCAATTCCGCAAGTAATAAATACAACGCCTTCAGGGACTTGACCCATTGGATAAACTTCCCGGCGGTGATATAAGACTTCCCATTCGGGCGCTTCGCCCGTGTCTGAATAAGTCATTCCCAAAACAGTGTTTTGGAAGACGCGCATCATTTCATCAGACTTTTTAGCGTCTAAAAATTTTTCAACACATTCTTTCCAGCTAAACCAACCAAGCGGAGAATAGAGCGAACTTATGTGATACGAACGCCATTTGCCTTCAGGATTTTGCGGTTGCCACATCCCAGCAGGAAGAATTTTGTTTTTGTGATGTTCTTCAAATTCTTCTTCACAGTGTGCGCACTTGTAACGAACGGTCTCAGGCTTGTTTTCTTCCCAGCGCATTTGCTCCCAGACCAATTGCTGAAACGTACCGCAAAGAGGACAGGGCAATTCAAAAACGCGCATGTCGCCTTCCATAAATTCGCGCTCAATCCGGCTGCGATTTGCAATTGTTGGGGTTGAAGTCCAGAAGGTCTTGCGGCGGCTAAACGTCCGCGTTCGTGCCTCAGCTAAACCACACGGGTCGCCTTCCCCGTCAACGTCGCCAGGGTAAGCATCAATCTCGTCAAGAAACAAAAACCGGATTGGCGTGCTGCGCAAACCTGATGCAGAATTGCTGCCGGTTAAAACCAAGATGCCGCCAGGGAATTCTTTTGCGAGCTGGCTGTTGCCGCTATCCCTAGAGCGTGGATCTTTAACTTTTGCTTTTAGCCGGGGGCTTTCTTCAATTAATGGCGCGATGCGGGTCTTGCTGTTCCGCTTTGCCATGTCGACTGTTGGCTGAACCGCGAGCGTTGGCGCGGGGCAATTGTCGATTATGTAGCCGAGCCAGTTGTTGCCGGCCTCAGTTTTTCCGACCTGGCTACCAGCCATGAAAACAACTTTTTCAACAGGGCTAGTTGCTGAAAGTGCGTCCATGATCTCCTTTAAGTAAGGAGTCCTTTCAGTTCGCCATTGCCCCGGCTCGGCTGACGCTCGTTGGCTTAAAAACCGATGCGTGTCGCTCCATTCAGAAACAGTCAGCACCGGGTCTGGCAAAATGCCTTCCCTAGCTGCTTTCCAAAGAACTTGTGAGGCGTTAGCCAATGCCATCGCTATCTGCCAATTGAGTTAAAGAACGATCAATCTCCCGTTGCATGACAAGCATCATTTCGTGACGTTTGTCCGGGGTAAGTTCACCGACAATAGCTGCCAGCTCACTGACAACCCGAACCGGGATGTTTTGCACAGCGTCACGGAAAATGCGCGTAATTTTAAATTGCGCGGCTGTCGCTTCATCAGCGTTAATTAGCTGGCCTGCCTTTTCCTTGAATTCAAGTTCTAGCAATTTTGATTTGTAAACTTCCCCAATTGCTCTGGCTTTGCTGTAGCTCGGTGCGTTTGGCAGTTGCTCCATGCCTGCCGCGCTGGCTTTGCCTTGCCTTATAACTTCCGCCGTGCGTTGCTGGCTTTCGTCTGTGTTGCTGTTCCATTCTCGGTTGGCTACCGCAGCGTCGATTAAGTAGCCGCGCTTTCCTTGCGTGACACCTTTTTTAATGCGCCCGTCTCCAATAGCTTTCCGCACCGCTTGCGGTGTTTTGCCGATGAGCTTTGCGTAATCAGAAAGTTTTAAAAGGTTATCCATTATTCCAACGCGCTAGATGGCGAATAACTTATGCGAAAGCCACGCATTGGCGCGACTTCTTTGCAAGATTCAAATGCTGTGCGCGTTCTCGCTTGCACAAAAACTTCAGTCTCAGTGTCGTCTATGTGCTCCATCAATATGTCTAACCAAGCTAAATCGCTTAAATCATTGATGATAAAAATTACTTCATTCGCTACGTTCAACGCTTGCGGCATTGTCAATCGCGTGCGCGGCCTAACACTAATTTGAGTGCCGCTATAAACCTCAAACGGGCGTTCGCCTCCAGTGTGAACAATTGGGTCATAATCGTTAGCAACGAGCAACGCTGTCAACTCAAGCAAATTTTGAGCGGCTGGCTCACCGCCTGTGATAATAATGTCGTTCGGCGGTTCAATAAAATCCCAGACAATTGCCATTAATTGTTCTGAAGTTAAAACTGCGTAAGTATTTGTTTTATAATTATCTTTATCGAGCATTTGATCGACAGTCACTTCTTCCCCTACTGGATCACAACTAGGGGCAAGCGCTCCAGGGTATGGACTATGAGGGCAATTGAAACAACTGTTTGGGCAGCCTTGCAACCTTATAAAAAGGCCATGACGACCCATTGCTTGGCCTTCCCATTGAAAGTCGGCATAAATTGAATTGACCCTTAATTCTGTGTCAGTCATGGAAGCCAGAGATGAAAGGTTCGTTGCAATAATCGATTAATGCGTCTTGCCATGGCATCGCAACACGCGGAGTTTTGCTAGAAGGCATCCTTACGACGGCGTTGTAAATTCCATCTAAGGTTGTATCGATCCAAACCCACGCCTCAACGTTTTCATAGCGGTGGGCATAGTCCGCAAAAGCATGGTTCCAGGCGTGCCCCTCAAGCAAAAGCATGTTGTCTTGCGGTGCGTCACAGACAGGAAGCTTGAGACGCTCAGCGACCGCGATTGCAAGCATTAGGCCAGGGGATGACGGCGCGTGAACGCAATCGACCTGTGAGCGACGACATTGAGCAGCGATTAGGTCGACTGCTGCGTCAAAGCCTGCCCAAGTAAGTTGAAGATTAAAGGGTTTCATAGTTCCTTCCTTACTTCTTTAGCCATTGCTCTCTAATTGCTAAAGCAACGCGCTGAGTCATAAATGGCGGCACAGACATGCCACACACATAATTTGAATCGTTGTCTAAAAAATTGTAATCATCAGGAAAACTTTGAACGCGAACCATTTCGCTAGGGCTTAAATGGCGCGGTTCTTCTGGGTGCCCAGGTGGCGAGCCTGACACAATTGTTCCCGCCGGTCTTGTCCATGCAAGTCGATACCAAGTGAACCAGCTCCCGCCTGCAGCTTTTGAAAAGCTATCGCCTTGAACTGTATTAGCCCACAATCGTGCAGCTTTAGGGCCTAACGGCTTTGCCCCTTTAGGGCTTGTCCCTTTTAAAGCTTCCCTAAGCGTGACGAGCCGCTCATCAAAATCAAGACGGATTTTTCCTAGGTCTAAGTCTTCGCGACTGGCAACAAAGAAAGTTCTTGGACGAGCTTGCGGCACGCCCATCTTTGCGCTGTTTAACAAAAACAATTGTGGGCGATAGCCTGCCTCACGATATGCAGCGAAGATTTCCTTTACATAACCTTTTGCGTTGCCCTTTAACAAACCTTGAACATTTTCAGCAACAATTACTTTTGGCTGCAATCTTTTGCCTACTTCTATGAAGTGCATAAAAAGATCATCTAAGCGTTGTTTAACTTGCCCTTCTCTGAAGCTGTGCGCTGTTCCCCATTTTTTTTCGCGTGCTCCTGCAGTGCTAAAAACTGAGCAAGGTGGCGACCCATCTAAAATGTCGAGCTGCTTTAAAGGCTCAGGAATTTCGTCAAGATCAATTTTATTAAAATCTTGCACGCCCATTAAATAGCTGTGCACAGGCGAATGATTTGCCCGATACATTTTCATCATTTTCGGGTCAATCTCAACGCCACCTAAAACGTTGAACCCGGCAAGCTTGTAACCCATTGTTGAGCCGCCGCCGCAATGGAAACAACTAAATGCCGTTAGCCCTGTTGACTCTTTATCTTTT